GGGCAGTGCGGGTGAGGATTGAGGCGGTATAACGACCAGGGGGATGTATGCAGTACCGGGACGAAGCGCACGCAGTGGTTCGGGCCATGAATGCAGGCGAGGGGCGACCCAAGCCGGCGCTGTGGCAGATGCAGTACACATCGGGGTATCGGGAAAGCGCCGTGGATGACCTCGCCTTCCTGACGGGGATGGAGAAGCTGTTGGCTGACAGCATGTGCCACAGGCTCATTCGCAAGACGCTGACGCCGCCACAATACTACGTGCTCGTGCTGAAGTACTCGGGGAACGAAGGCGACCGCATCAAGGCACTCAAGAGCCTGCTCCCCCTGATCGGCACTCAGGCCGGCCCGCAGTCCAAGGCGCTCAGCATCGGCGCATGGGCGGGGTACAAAAGCCCGAACGCCAACTATGACCAGCAGGACGCGGCAGACAGCACCATCCGAGGCTGGCGCATGCAGATCAAGCGCGAGCTGGACAAGCTCCATGGAGATGCCTTTACACGTCTGGCAGACGCCATGAAAGGTGCCGGGCTCATCAGTATTGACTAGCCCATCAATCGGACGTATAAGGAACTATCTTGCGGTTTTACCGCTCCAAAAAGGCTGCCCTAACCCGGCGGCCTTTTTTATTGCCCCGTTCCGCCCCTGCCCACGCTACGCCACCCGCGACCTCCCACGCGATGAGGCAGGTGGCGGGCCTTAGTCAGAGATATCAGCCATGGCAGCACCTAAAGGCAACCGCTTTTGGGAGGCTCGCAGTTCCCATGGCCGCAGCCCGATATTCGCGGATCCGCAGGAGCTGTGGTCGGCCTGCTGCGAGTACTTCCAATGGGTCGAGGACAACCCGCTATGGGAAACCAAGCCCATGGTGGTGCAAGGCGCTCCCCATCAGGAGCCCATCGCCAAGATGCGCGCCATGACCATTGGCGGCCTGTGCCTTTTCCTCGACATCACGCGCCCGACCTGGGCCGAGTACAGGAAGCGGGAAGATTTTTCTTCAATCTGCCAGGCAGCCGAAGAAATTATCTACCAGCAGAAGTTTAGTGGTGCCGCGGCAGACCTGCTGAACCCATCGATTATCGCCCGTGACCTTGGTCTGGCTGACAAGAGCGAGCTCACAGGCAGGGATGGCGGCCCGGTTGAAGTGACGGGCATCACCATCAAGTTCGTGCGTCCCGATGGAAGTCCAGGCTGAGTTCCCTGAGAAGCTCCAGTTCCTGTTCGAGCCGCATCGGTACAAGGGTGCCTACGGTGGACGTGGCAGCGCCAAGAGCTGGTCGTTTGCCCGAGCCCTGCTGATCCTTGGCAGGCAGAACAAGCTCCGCATCCTCTGCGCTCGTGAAATTCAGAAGTCCATTAAGGACTCGGTCCACAAGCTGCTGAAGGACCAGATTCAGTCCTTGGGGCTGTCTGGCTTCTACCGGGTGCTTGAGACGGAGATTCGCGGCGCCAACGGTACGGAAATCGGCTTCTGCGGCCTGCAAGACCACACGGTTGATTCGATCAAGTCCTACGAGGGCTGTGATATCTGCTGGGTTGAAGAGGCCCACAAGGTATCCCGGCGCTCTTGGAAGATTTTGATCCCGACCATCCGCAAGGAAGGCTCGGAAATCTGGCTATCGTTCAACCCTGAGCTTGAGTCTGACGAGACGTTCGACCGATTTGTGACGAACAGGCCGGCCAATGCGGTCGTCGTCAAGATGAACCACAGCGACAACCCGTGGTTCCCGCAGACGCTGGAGTTGGAGCGCCAAGCCGATCAGGCGCGACTACCTGAGGCGGAATACCTTCACGTATGGGAGGGCTTCTGCAAGCCGGCGGTCGAGGGGGCGATTTACTTTAATGAAATCGCCAAAGCCGAGGCGGCACGACGCATCCGCAATGTCCCGATGGATCCAGCACTTAAGGTGCATCGGGTGTGGGACATGGGCTGGAATGACGCCATGGCGGTCATATTGGCTCAAAGGTGCGGCAGTGAGATTGCCATCGTTGGTTATGTGACGGGGCAATACCGCACGACGGCCGACTACATCGCCGAGTTCAAGGGCGAAAGGTACCGCGGCTGGAACTGGGGTCATGACTTCCTGCCGCATGATGGCTTCAGCAAGAGCCGGCAGACCGGCCTTTCTGACGCTGACGTGCTGACCGGCCTTGGCTGCAGCGTCAGGCAAACCCCGAACATTGAGGTGGAGCAGGGCATCCGTAATGCCCGCCTGGTGTTTCCTCGCGTCTACATCGATCGCGAGAACACGAAGGCGCCGGAAGACTCTGAATTGCCGGGGTTGGTGGAGTGCCTGAAGCGCTACCGCCGGCAATTGAACCAACAGGGCACGGCCGGAAATCCGCTGCACGACGTGTACAGCAACGGCGCCGATGCCTTCCGTTATCTCTGCCTCAATGTCGAGGCGATGACGAACGAAGATTTCTCTGAAGACGACTCTGAAGACTGGGGCGACGAAGGTCGCAGCTCAGTAGGTGGCTATTGATGGCATATGACGACATGACGGAAGAGGCGACCGAGTCTCAGCCGAAATCCGCCATTGCCAAGCTCGCCGGCTATGTCGCCATGCCGAACATCGCCCCGGACTTGGAAGAGGACTTCCTTGCCGCGCTCGGGCAGCAGGTGGTCGACGAGTTCGAAACCGACTTCGACTCCATGACGGAGTGGCTGCAGGGCTATGACAAGGGCCTGGAGCTCGCGAAGCTCGTGGCCCAGCCCAAGACCTTCCCGTGGCCCGGCGCCGCCAACATCAAGTTCCCGCTGATCGCCAATGCGGCGATGAAGTTCGGGGCTCGCGCCTATCCGGAGATTGTCCGGAACAGCGAAGTGGTGTCCTGCAAGACCATCGGCAAGGACAACGCCGACGCCAAGCACGAGCGTGGTAAGCGCGTCTCGACCTACATGAACTGGCAGCTCCTGGTGCAGTCCGAGGATTGGGATTCGGACATGGACAAGCTGCTGAACATGCTGCCTGTCGTCGGGCAGATGTTCAAAAAGACCTATTTCAACCCGGTTCTCGGCCGCAATGTGTCGGAGCTGGTGATGGGCAACAAGCTCATCGTCAACCAGCAGGCGCAGTCGTGGGAGCGGGCCCGTCGTCGGACGCACTGGTTCGACCTGTACCACAACGAAATCGTTGAGCAGCAGCGCAGTGGCCTGTTTGTGGATTGCGACCTGCGGGCAGACGAGAACGAAGAGGCGCCGGACGACCAGATCCACGAGATTCTGGAGCAACACCGCTTCATGGACCTCGACAAGGACGGCTACGAAGAGCCCTACGTCGTCACCGTGGACAAGGCATCGGCCAAGGTGCTGCGCATCAAGGCGCGCTTCGACCGCGCCGGCATCACGGTCAAGAAGGGCAAGATCGTCCGCATCGAGCCGGACGAGTACTTCACGCCGTATGGCTTCATGCCGGCCTTCGACGGCTCGCTGCACTGTATCGGCTTCGGGCACCTGCTCTATCCGCTCAACGAAGCGGCCAACACGCTGATCAACCAGCTTCTTGATGCCGGCACGCTGGCGAACACACAGGGCGGCTTTATCGGTAACGGGCTCAAGCTCAAGTCCGGCTCCATGCGCTTCCAACCGGGCGAGTGGAAGCGTGCCGATGTAGGAGCGGGGAAGATTGCCGAAAACATCTTCCCGCTGCCGGTGAAAGAGGCGTCCGCGACGCTGTTTAGCCTTCTCGGCATGATTATCGAGGCGGCCAACGAGATTGGCATGATTTCGGACGTGCTGTCAGGTGACATCCCGAATGCCAATGTCCCGGCAACGACCGTGCTGGCCCTGATCGAGCAGGGGCAGAAAGCTTTCAACGCCGTCTACAAGCGCATCTGGCGCTCGCTGACCTCTGAGCTTCGCAAGCTCTACCGCCTCAATGGCCAGTATCTGGATCCGCAGGAATACGCCGAGGTGCTGGATGACGTCGAAGCCTCGCGGCTCGACTTCGAAATGCAGAGCAGTGACATCGTTCCCGTTGCAGACCCTGCCATCAGCTCGCAGGCCCAGCGCATGGCGCAGGCGCAGGCGGCGATGGGCGTCAGTGGCCGCCCGGGCGTCGATGAATCGCTGCTGACCAACGAATTCCTCAAGGCCATGAACCACCCCAAGGCCGACCTGATCGCACCGCATGTCCAGCAGCAGACCCTCAAGCCGATGCTTGAGCAGGCCTATCAGGCGGGCATGGCGCAGGGCGTGCAGACTGCCGCGCAAGAGGCTGCTACCCGCCAGAAGGATCGTGAGCTTGAGCTCAAAGAGCGTGAGCTGGACCTGAAGGCCGAGAAGAACGAAGCCGACATTCAGAAGATCGTCACCGAGACGGTCGCCAAGATTCTTGAGATATCCCCGGCGGTGGCCTTAGCGC